CAGTGAATGATACAAAGGAGGCTTCGAACTCTTGTCTGAAGGCTTGGGTAGACATAGTATTCTTAGCAGTCTTAATCTCTTCAGGGTCAATCAAAGGATTGTCTGTAGAGTTATATTGGAATGCTTCCCAGTCTTCATTCTCTTCTTTATTAGCATCTAACCACAACTCATAGAAGTGGTTCTTACCTGCTGGAGTACCAATAAACATAGCACCACCTTTTACATCTGCTAGGGTAGGTCTGATGATTTGTTCCCATACTTCTACTTTCATAGAGGCATACTCATCTAGAACTACATAAGCTAGACCCACACCCCTTAGAGTATCTGGTCTATCTGAACCTTTGAGACTAATCTTCCTACCGTTGACTAATGTCATAGTAGCTGTATTCTCGTGTGTGGTAGCTATCAAGTCAGTACCTAATAGTAATTCCTTGAGCATACCCCACATAATATCTTTAGCCTGTTGGAAGGTAGGACCAATATAGAATACATCCTTCTCTTCAGACTGTAGAGCTTTAATGATTAGTATCCAAGCTGCTAGCCTGGACTTACCAAATCTTCTTCCTGCTGATACTACTTTAAATCTAGCTGTAGAGTTAAATATCTCTAGCTGTGCAGGGTGTAGTTTAACATCTAGTTCAGCCACCTATGTTCACTACCTTCTCATCTAACTGAGTATCCTCAATGATGACACCTTCTGCATACTCTAGTGGTGCTACTTCTTCAGCCTCAATGACCTTAGCTTCCAGACCACCTATGTTGATGACTACCTGACCATTACCTTCAGAAGACCTTAACTCTACTGCTTTAGTTGTAGGTAAGATTCTATCCATACACATCTTAAGACAAGTACGGTCTCCTTCTAAAGCCATCTCTATGACCTTCTCTACAATCTCTGGTCCTTTGGTAGACATTAACTCTCTACTTAAGGCAGTATATTTATTGACACTACCCTTAGGTCTTCCATTAGGATTTAGAGACTTACCCTTAACCATATTAGGGTTCCCTTTATTATTCCTTCTTTTGTCATCTGGTCTCATAGACTAATCCTTAGTGCTGTTCTAAAATAGAACCTAACTTAAGACTAATCTTAGATAACTTAACATTGAACATAAATGTTAAATAAAGTTCCTACTTAAGGTTTTTACTTTCGTTGATAACTATAATGATTATCACTTTAGTTTATTACTTTAGGTATGAAACTTTACTATTACCATAATGGTGATGATTAAAGAGTTGTCTGAGTGTTAGGCTCTTCAGGTGAATCTTTAGTAGTAAACTTTAAGAACTACTATACTAATATTATACCATACTTTCCCTCTAAAGTCAATAGCTAAGGTGAAATAAAGTTATACCCTACTACATCTAGTGTCCCTTCCCGCACCAGACACTATATGCAGTGTATCTATTAAATAACTTAATACCCCCAAATCCTCTCCCATCTGTACTTGAGCTACACACGGGAGTGTGCGTGGGGTCTCTGGGTCCCCCTGGTGGCACTACAGGACTCAAAAGGCAGGTAACACACAGGTGACACACAGGTGACACACAGGACAGAATACAGAAGTGTATGCTAGCGATTCACACTCTAGAGCACACAGGTGACACACAGAAAATATATAGTGATACCACATAACAAGGTTATGCCAGGGATAAAATAAAGTCACACAAAGTGTTGACACACTGGTAGCACTTTGATATAATACAGGCATACACAGGGAAAGGCACACCAGTGTAGTATAAATACAACAGTGTCACTATTAAACTACATAAGAGAAAATACTATGACAACAACAACAAAGACAAAAGCAAAGACTACAAACACCACGCAACTACCTATGGACCTAATTGACCTAGACCTATATAACAAGCTAGACAGTCAAAGTGGACTACAAGGGCCAGTGAGAGAGATTATCGCTATTTATCTAATGGTCAATAAACTAGGTGGCAGTGCACAATCTAGAATCACAGCACTAGTTGACCAAGGGAAACAAGGCTATGAGAAAATCATAACTATAGCGTGTTGGTTGAAAGATAATCAACAAGACACTGCAACACTGAAGGTGCAAGTCAATAGAGCAATGACAAAGGCGAAGACTGGATTATCATTGCAAGGACTAGGTAAAGGACAAACACCAGTCATAGAGCCGAAACAAGCAAAGAAAGGCGGTAGTGCTGGTGATACTGAAGGCGAAGGTGATACGTTAACGATCCAGTATGATAATGAGTCTTTTGATCAAGATGCTTTTGATGCTTTATTCAGTGAATGGGATAAAGAAACACAGCAATACTTTCTTAAGCATATGAAGGCACAAGCTAAAAAATAATCACACATAACACTGTTATACAGTTGACACAATGTTAAGGCTGTATAATATCAACTATACAAACAACAAAAGGAAAACTATTATGACAAACTATAAAGGTATGATTTTAAATGAAACAAAAGACACAGTGCAAATTATAACTTTTGCCAGTGCTAATGTTAAAACTGGTGATATGTCACAAATATGGATTCTGAATAAACATATGGACCCTGTGACGGCTAAAGCTACTGGCGAGGACTCAAAGGTATGTTTTGATTGTACACATAGAGTGCATAACACTTGTTATGTCAATGTAGGACAGGCACCCAATGCAGTATATAAAGCATACAAGGCAGGCAGATATACACCGCTAGACTTAAGAGTATTAAAACAGGCTATAAAATGGAAAGCAGTTAGATTTGGAGCCTATGGCGAGCCTGTATTATTGCCTCTATACCTAGTGGATTTTATAGCTAAACATTCAAAAGGTTATACAGGGTATACCCACCAGTGGAAGAGATTAGAAAATGACGATTATAAAGAGTATTTTATGGCCAGCTGTGACACTGAAAGTGACGTACTACAGGCACACGCTTACGGCTGGCGTACTTTTAGAGTGCAAAAGACAGGCGAGGATTCAAAAGCTACTAATGAGCTAGACTGTCCTAATATCACTACAGGTGTGCAATGTAGAGACTGTCAATTATGTGATGGAAATACAAAAGCTAATGGAAAATCTATAGTGGTGCCAGTGCACGGTACAAAAGGCAAGATAAATAAATTTAATCTAGTAACTATTTGACATAACAATGTTATGCTAGTATAATAAAATTAAAACAACAACAACAGTTAACAAAGTTAACAAGGATAAAATAAAATGACAAAGAATAAAACTAAAAATAAAACTAAAGTACCATTTGATATCACAATTATGGATAAAGAGCCACAAAGGGTAGAAAATAGATTTGGAGGTGACAGTATTATGCTTGACCCTGAAGCATTGGCAGTGTATGATACCCTTATGGGTGCTGAAGCACTAGGTTTATGGGATATACACTCAAAAGGTTTAGATTGGTTCAGAGAAAATCACCCTAAAGCCTATATGATTTTACTGGATTAAAATAAAAATAAAAGGAGAAAATATAATGGGAAATAGAGCAGTATTATGTCTAAGAGACAATAAACAACAGAGATTTAGTCAACAGGCTGTGGGTATTTATGTGCATTGGAACGGTGGCGAGGATAGTATAGCGGGGTTTTTACAATCTACACGAGAGGTAATGGGCGATAGGTTAGGCGATTCAGCATATGGAAAGGCTAGATTGATACAACATATCGGTGACTTCTTTGGTGGTAACTTGTCAGTAGGTGTAGATATATGTAAGAATTTAGATTGTGATAACTGGGATAATGGTGTCTATGTGATTGACTGTAGTACTATGACCGTAACAGGGAGAAAATACAATGAGTAAAACTGAACTACAATTAAAAGAGATTTATATAGAGGTATTTGATAATGCCAATGCATATACTGATTACGACCACGAGGAACTGATTCAAGAGATTAGATTCCACGCAAAATTACTCAGAGAGTATAGGGAAAACGATAATAGGAGTATAAAATGATTACATATGAAGAAGAGGAGCTAGAGGCAGTCAGTGACTGCTGTGGTGCAGAGATTATATATACAGACATATGTAGTGACTGTAAAGAGCATTGTGGTGTGCAAGAGTGGGATGAGAATGACCTAACACCTGAGCAAATGAATGATGACCTAAGAAGTATTGGATTTTAATAATAGAGGGATTACCCTCGACACAGGAGAAATAATATGTATGAAGAAACAACACAAGAACAAATAGATAGACTATACCGTAAAATCTTTAGCCTTATAGAGGAGAGAGATATGTTGGCTGATGAGAATAAGAACTTCAGTGAGTACCTAAGTAATGACTGGTGCTACAGTCAAAGACAAATTGAGGAGGTTGCTAGGACAGGACACTCA